TGGGAGTCAAAATCTACTCTGAATACTAACTTTAGTGAGACTCCAGAGCATAAATGTGCTCATTTTTTCAAGATGGACAATGGAAATTTCTATGCATACCCAAATAATAAGATACTATGGTATGATGATGCATGGACAAAGAACAGAATTACTAAAAATCCAGGTTATGAGATAGATTTAACTGAGTATTCTGTCGAAAATCGTCGTAAAATTGAGACTTCAGATGATTTTATGTACGAAATAACAAAAATTCGGGATAGCAACCCCGTAAAAAGTTCTGATTTAATAAATCAGGAGCAAAAAAATGGACAACAAAGAGACAATTGATGGGCAAAAGATGCTTAGAGAAATCGCAAATGACGATTTGACTCCCAAAAAACATGATTTTTACCATCAAAATGAAATTCATGAAAAAATTCGCAATGAGGACGATTATGATGACTGGGAATATGGTACTGAACCACTTTATGAATCCAAAAAATAGTAATAAATAAGATATATTATAGGATTAATAATCTTCTCATGCCTTCTGAAAGGATAAGCAAAGAATTTAAAGACATTAGTTTGTCCTTTCAGGTCAATCCCCTGAATTATGACCTGATTGGCATTAAAAATGAGACCGCGATTGCCCGCTCAGTCAGAAATCTTGTACTAACACAACCCGGAGAAAGATTTTTTAATCAAAATCTGGGTTCAAAGGTCAATAGATCACTTTTTGAAAACATTGATGATATAAGTGCTTCTATTATAAAGGATGAAATCGAGAATACTATCAAAAATTATGAACCAAGGGTGAGTTTAATTGATGTAGTAGTTACACCAAATTTTGATGATTATGAATTTACTGTAACTGTAAGTTATTACATAGTTGGTGTTGATGTATTACCTCAACAATTATCATTTGCATTACAACCAACACGATAAATGGCACTAGTAAACTTCACAAACCTAGATTTCGACCAAATAAAGACTTCGATTAGAGATTATCTCAGATCGAACTCAAATTTTACTGACTATGATTTTGAAGGTTCGAATCTTTCAGTAATTATTGACGTTCTTGCATATAATACATATATTTCCTCATATAACGCTAATATGGTTAGCAATGAGGTTTTTATTGATAGTGCCACACTTAGAGAAAATGTTGTTTCTCTTGCAAGAAGCATTGGATACACTCCAAGATCAAGAACTGCATCAAAAGCAAGCATTTCTTTCTTTGTAGATACCTCCACGTCGTTGGCTCCACAAAAATCTCTTACACTTACTCTTAAAAAAGGTATCGTTGCAACTTCTGCTGGTTCTTTTGGAGTCGAAAACTATGTTTATTCGATTCCAGACGATATTACAGTTCCTGTTGTAAATGGAATTGCAGAATTTACTGACATATCAATATATGAAGGGACTTATATCACACAATCTTTTACTGTTGATAGTTTAAATCCTAATCAAAAGTATATTTTAAACAATGCTAACATAGATTCATCATTAATTAGAGTTGATGTTAGGGATGGTTCACTTGGTCCAAGGAAAAAATACATTCAAGCAAGTAATATTTTAGATATTAACTCAGAATCAAGAACTTTCTTCATTCAAGAAATAGAAGACCAAAGATATGAACTTATATTTGGTGATGGTATTTTTGGTAAAAAACTAACAAATCAAAATATCGTAGATGCTTCTTATATTATTACAAGTGGTGAAGCTGCTAATGGAGTATCCGCTTTCCTTTTCAATGGAACTATACTTGATAACTATGGATTTGATGTTACAAATGGCATTTCATTACTAACTACAAATACATCAGCGAGTGGTGGTAAAGAAATAGAATCAGTCGATTCTATTAAAAAATATTCAACAAGAATATATGCAGCACAAAATAGAGCTGTTACATCAAGTGACTATGAAGCAATTATCCCCCAAATTTACCCAGAAGCAGAATCTGTTTCTTCATTTGGTGGTGAAGATTTAGATCCACCTCAATATGGTAAAGTTTTTATTACAATAAAACCAAAAGGTGGATTCTTTGTTTCTAATGGAGTGAAGGATAATATAAAGAGTATACTTAAGAAGTACTCTGTGGCGGGTATTGTACCAGAAATACTAGACCTAAAATATTTGTCCATAGAAATTGACACTACTGTTTACTATAATAACAATAATGCACCATCTGCAGACTTTGTTTCAAATTTGGTATATAACAATATACAGAAATATGCAAACTCAACTGAATTAAATGGTTATGGTGCAAGATTTAAGTATAGTAAATTCTTGAAAATAATTGATGATAGTAATGAATCAATTACTTCAAACATTACCACTGTTCAAATGAGACGCGATTTGAAACCAGTGTTAAATAGTTTAGCAACATATGAAATTTGTTTTGGAAATCAGTTCCACATAAAAAATCAATCAGGATTTAATATAAAATCATCTGGTTTCTTTATTAATGGAATTAATGATCCAGTTTATTTAACTGATATTCCAGATTTAAATGGATTAACGGGAACTATTAATATTTTTAGACTTGACCCGGTTAGTGAATATAAAGTTGTTATTGCAGATGCAGGGACTATTGATTATGTTAAAGGTGAGATTAATTTAAATGCTATTAATATTTTATCTACTGCGCAAAATGATGGTGAACCGATCATAGAAGTTTCTGCAATACCTGAATCAAATGATATAATTGGATTACAGGATCTTTATTTGAATTTAAACATTAATGATGTAAATATTGAAGTATTATCAGACAAAATTTCATCTGGAGATGACCCTTCCGGGTCAACATACACAAAAACCACAAGTTACAGCAATGGTTCTATTATAAGAGAATAATATGTCAAATACAAGAGTCAAAATTAGTTCAATTGTACAAAGTCAACTTCCAGATTTTGTACGAGAGGAATATCCCCTTGTAAGTGAATTTCTAAAAGAGTATTATAATTCTTTAGAAGGAAAAGGAGGAACACTTGATGTTCTTCAGAATATTGATCAGTATGTAAAGATTGATAATCTAACTGAGTCTCTTTTTAGTAGAACTGTAACTATAAAACCAACATCACCACAATCTTATTTTTCTATTAGTGGTGGATTTTCTATAAATGATCTCCTTGTATATAAAAACGGAACAAAATTAGAAAAAAATGTAGATTATTTTACTGTTCAAACCACAGCAGTAACTTTAACTCAACAAGCTGTCAATGAAGATATTTTAGAATTTGTTATTCAAAGTCCATCATCAACTTTTCTAACAAGTGATGTTGATTTTACTGATGATACAATTAATGTTGCATCAACTTATGGATTTCCGGATTCGAATGGAATAATTAAGATTGATTCTGAAATCATTCTTTATAAAGACAAAACTAGTACTTCATTTACGAATTGTACCAGAGGTTTTAGTGGCATAACTTCATATAGGTCAGAAAATAGACCAGACCAACTAGAATTTTCGACCTCAGAAATATCAACACATTCAAATAATTCTAAAGTTGAAAACTTAAGTTCTCTACTTTTAAAAGAATTTTTAACAAAACTTAAAAAGCAATTAGTTCCTGGATTTGAAGACAGGGAATTTGCTGATGGATTAAATCAGAAAAATTTTATAAAACAAGCAAAAGATTTTTATAAGTCTAAAGGCACTGACGATTCTTATAAGGTCTTATTTAGAGCTCTTTTTGGTGAAAATGTTGAGGTTTTAAAACCAAGAGATTTTCTTTTAAAACCATCAGATGCAAAATATAGGATTACTAGAGATATAGTTGCAGAATCTATTTCGGGAGATCCATTGTCTCTTGTAAATAGAACTCTATATCAGGACGCGCAAAGTGATTATCAAAAAGCATATGGTACAATAACTAATGTAGAAAAAATTCAAAGATCCAATAAGACATATTATGTTTTAAGTTTGGATAGTGATTATGATAAAGATTTAAATGTAAGTGGAACTGTTTATGGATCTTTTTCGGTACATCCTTCAACAAGATCGACTTCAAAATGTTCAATTAATAATAATATTCTAGATGTAGATTCTACTATTGGATTTCCCGTTTCGGGAACTCTGGTTTATAATGTTAATGGTGTTGAATATAAAAATCTTTATATTACTGAGAACTCAACTCAATTTAATTTAATTCAACCCAATACTGTAGAAATTCCAAAGGGAACTGATATAAGAGACGATGCGTATGCATACTCTGTTGTTGGAAATGATACTGTAAAAGTAAAAATAACAGGTGTTCTTTCTGGAGCATTTTATGACCAAGATAATTATTTAATGTCAAAGGGTGACAAACTAAAAACAGTTACATTAGGATATAAGGCACCAAATCAACTATCTAATGGTTGGATTTTTAATATTGCAAATAAATTTAATGTAAAGGAAATTAAGGGACCAAATTCTATAAATTTGACCTTAAACGTTTTTTCATATGAATTTATAACATATGATCCACATACATTTTATCTTGGCGATACTGCAAATTTAATTTCGTCAAACGGAAGCACTCTCCCATTCAAAGTTATTAGAATTAATAATGAAAATTCTTTAAGTGTTGAAGGTCCAAAAATTGACAACTTAAATTTAAGATATGTTCTTGAAAGGGATATTATAAAACCAAAATTTTCTAATTTTTCTTCTATAAATTCTTATGCAGCAAATATTCAAAATGTTTATATAAGAAATTTAGAAGACATATATGTGACATCAAATTCTTTGCCAAATTATTTGAATGAAAATATTAACATAAAATCTACAGATATTGTAGTCAATGGTACTTTTAGCGGAGAAGTACTTGATTTAAGTTCAGGAAATCCAAATAATTATCATGGACTTTATAGTGGAGATTCCATCACATATATTGATAGTTTTGACCCATCTAATACATTGGGAATACTCCCAAAAACATATTATGTCGAAAAAATAGATAATACAAAAATAAAATTATCAAATAGTAGATTTGATCTATACAATAAAAAATATATTTCTGTTGGTATAGCAACCGTAACGAACAACATATTCAAAAAAACTAAAAATCAGTTTTTAGAGTTTTCACCACAAAGATACATTAAAAATATTGCAAAATCAATACCAACTAATTTTGATAGTATATCAGAAACTCCTGTTGGTCCTATTGGAATTTTTGTCAATGGTGTTGAGGCATTTAATTATAAATCAGAAGATAAAGTTTATAATGGTGGCATAGAAAATATAAACATAGTTGATGGTGGAGAAGATTATGACGTAATAAATCCACCATCAATTTCAATAAAAGATGATACTGGTTTTGGAGTGGAAGTATATTCTCAAGTTAGTGGATCTTTAGAAAGAATTGATATCATTGATGGTGGATTTGATTACACAGAAGATCCTATTGTCACAATTACCGGTGGAAATGGATCAGGTGCTTTTGTAAAACCAAATCTAACATCGATTAGACATAGAGTTTCTTTTAATTCAGTAGAATCTTCTGGATTAGTAGATTTAACCAATAATACTATTGGTTTTTCCTCATACCATAAATTTAGAGACTTTGAAAAAGTCGTATATTTAACTGAGGGTCAAACTTCGGTTGGTGGAATAACAACAAATGCTCAATATTTTGTGAATGTGCAGGACTCTTACAAGGTCAAATTGCACAAATCTTTTAATGATGCAATTTCGGGTATCAATACCGTAGATTTAACTTCTTATGGTGTTGGTGTTCATGTTTTAGAATCATTCAATGCAAAAAGAACTATTGCAAGTTTTAGTGTATTGAATGGTGGTTCTAATTATGAAAATAAAAAGACATCATGCACACCTTCTGGTATAAACACAGCATCAAATACAGTCAATATTGCAAATCATGGTTATAATAGTGGAGAATTAATTAAATATACATCATTAGGTTCTCCTATTGGTGGATTAACTAGTAATGAGCAATATTATGTTGTTAAAGTTAACGATAATCAATTCCAACTTACTCAGGTTGGAATTGCTACGACAAATAAAGATTTTTATTATAGAACAAATCAAACATTACCTCTAACATCAATAGGATCTTCGGATCATGTTTTCAATTACCCAGATATTGTTGTATCGGTAAAGGGTAAAATTGGAGTTTCGACAGTTACTGGTCAAGACTTTAATGCTATTGTTCAACCAATTTTTAGGGGTTCCATTTCTGGGATTTTTGTCAAAAATCCAGGTGTTGGATATGGTTCTTCGGAAAATATTAATTATGAAAGACAACCTAATGTAGTTTTGGGCATAGGTTCTCAAGCACAATTAACACCAATCATTAGCAATGGGCAAATAAAACAAGTTCTTGTTTTAAATAGTGGTGCTAATTATACCGCATCTCCAACCATTAATGTTTTGGGAGTAGGAACTGCTGCAATACTAACTCCGATTATTAATAATGGAAAAATAACAGAAGTAAAAGTTGTAAGTGGTGGTGTTGGATTTAATACCAATGGAACATCACTCGAAGTTATTCCTGCAGGTAGAAATTTAAAAGTAGAGTGTAAAATAAAATCTTGGACTATTAATAAAGTTGAGAAAAATTTAGATTCAAATAAAATACTTGAAGATGATGGAGTAATAGATACTTCGTCATATACCAATGTTGGTTTACAATATTGTCATTTATATGCTCCAAGAAAACTAAGAAGAACTGTTTTTGGAATAGATTATGTAAACGGTAAGAAGGTATTTGTTCCAGATTTAACTATTTCTGGGAATAGGGAAGTTTCTTCAAAAGTCCATTCCCCCATAATTGGTTGGGCTTATGATGGAAATCCAATATATGGTCCATATGGATATTCTTTACCGGATGGTGGAACCGTTAGAGAAATGGTTTCTGGATATGTATCTTTGACAACTTCTGGAAGACCAGATCCAATATCATCAACTGGTCAAAAAATTTATCCAGAAGGATTCTTTATAGAAGATTATCAATTTAATAATTCAGGTGATCTGGATGAGCACAATGGAAGATTCTGCATAACACCAGAATTTCCCGAAGGAACATATGCATATTTTGCAACTATTAATAATGGTTCAACTGAGACTTCTGGTGTATTTAAAAATTATAAAAAACCAACTTTCCCATACTTAATAGGTAATACTTTTAAATCCAAACCAAATGAATTAAATTATCAATCTTTAAATCAATTTACATTTGATTTTAAAACTACCAATTTACTCAGAAATACCACACCTTATAATCTAACAAGTTTAAATTCTCAATACGATTTTCTTTTTAATCCAATTGACATAAAAGAACCTTCTTCAAAGGTAAAATCAATTTCACTATCCGGTATATCAGATATTGGTATAACTACTGGAGGAAATGGATATAAGATTGGTGATAAAGTTGTATTTAATAATACAAATACTAGTGGTTCTGACGCATACGCAGAAGTTTCATATCTTGTCGGTAAAGAAGTCAATACGATAAGTTTTGCTTCAACTTTTGCTCAAGATGTAGAATTCTATCCAATAAATTCTACTGGCAAATTCATTGGATTCTGCTCAACTCCTCATAATATTATCAACAATGATATTCTTATAATTTCTGGTTTAAGCACTTCTGCAACAGGATTTGATCAACTTTTCCAAGTAGGAGTAAGATCTGATACTATAATTTTATCACAACCAGTAGGCACTTCAACTGCCACTGGTATTGTTACATACTTTAATGTAAATGGTTCTTTGGATTTTCCTTATGTGAGGGAAAATGACATTTTCCAACTCGATAATGAAAAAGTAAAAATATTGTCAATAGACAAATTATCCTCTAGGGTTAAAGTTCTTCGTGAGTATGATTCAACTGCAGGTTCTTCTCATACTGCGACTACAGTTTTATATGAGAAGACTAGAAAATTTACATTTGATTCTCCTAGAAGCAGTAATATAAATTATAAATTCAATAGAGAAATTTATTTCAATCCATCTGAGACAATTTCTCTTGGATCTTCTTTTGGAATAGGAGTTGGATCTACTCTTTACTTCTCAAATCCAGGTGCAGGTATTACCAACATTTTTGTTCCAACAAAAACTGTTTATATACCATCACATAGTTTGGAAACTGGGGATGAACTAATATATTCAAGTAATGGCGGATCTCCTATTTTTGTTTCTAATGATGGCGTTTCAAGTTTCCAACTAACTGACAATCAATCTATTTACGTTGCAAAGATTACAAATGATTTAATTGGAATCTCAACAAATAAAGTTGGATTGGGTTCAACCGGACAGTTCGTTGGTATTGATAGTAGTATTACTACATCGACTTTATACTTTACCAATCTGGGTTCGGGTAAAAATCATAGCTTTAAAACTAATTATTCAAATGTTTTAACAGGAGAGTATACAAAAAATGTTGTTACAGTTTCTACAGCATCAACTCATGGATTGAAAGTTAATGATGTTGTTTATCTTGACGTTCTTCCGGGAATAACAACTACAGTCGTTGTCAAATACAATGATAAGAACAGGAGATTAGTTGTAAATCCAAGAACATTTGATTCCTCTGACGTTGATATTATAAACAATACAATAACGATAGAAAATCATGGATACACAACCGGCGAAAAAGTAATTTACAATGCATCTGTAAATATTGGTGGATTGGTCAATGATGAAATATATTATGTTGTTAGATTTAATAAAGATAAAATCAAATTGACTTCAAGTTATTATAATGCAACAAAGAATATTCCAGAGGTGTTGGATTTTACTAGTGCATCAACTGGTTCAATATCGGCAGTTAATCCAAGAATTTCAATAATTTCAAATCAAGTAGTAGATTTTGATCTATCAGATAGTTCTTTATCATATTCTAAAGGTTCACTTTCGTATCCTGCTTTTGAATTTAAATTATATACAAATGAAAACTTCACTGAAGAATTTAATAAATCTGAAGATTCTACAAAATTTGATGTAGTTTCTTCTGGAAAAATTGGAGTAGATTCAACTTCATATGTTAGATTAAGCACCGAAAACTTGAATTCTAGTTTGTATTATAGACTAGTTCCTGTGGATTTAGTCGATAATTTTATCAGTAAAAAAGAAATTATAATTGATAGTGATAATATTTTAGATAATAATAAACTATTATTATCTCAGAGTACGTATTATGGATTCCATAATATTACTGGTGTAGGTCAGACTACATTTACTTTTAATATTTTTGATTATCCAGAGAGCATTTCATATACTAAATCTGATGGAGATTTTAGATATTATACAGATTCTAGAAATACAACTGGAGAAATTAAAGGTGTCGAAATAAAGTCCCCAGGAAGATACTATGATACATCTCCAGGTATAACTTCCGTATTTTCTGAAAATGGAAGGGGTGCAATTCTAGATCCGATTACAATTTCTATTGGAAAAATTAATAGAATTGAGGTTGAAGATATTGGATTTGGTTATTCTTCAGATACAACATTATATCCGACAGCAAAGCTTCCACAAATACTAAAAGTAAATCCACTTTCAATATTTAAAAATATTGGAGTTTCTTCAGTTGGTATTGACTATACTTTGTCTCCAAATTTGGTGGTAATTGATTCTCTCACGAATAGTGTTGTCTCTGATGTTGATTTACAATATGACATCAATACAAAAACTGTAACAATTGTAAAGAATACTGAAGGTCTTTATAATACATCACCCAGAATCATACCAACAAATAATTCAAATGGAATTCCAATAAGTAATGTAACTTATAATAGTGTAACGAAGGATGTAACAGTTGAGATTGGTGTTAATTATAGTTTTGGGGAAATTTTCCCATTCAATGTTGGTGATAGAGTATTGGTTGAAGGAGTTAGTGTTGGTTCTGCAACTACCTTTAAAGGGTATAATTCTAAAAATTATGACTATGCTCTTTTTACACTCAAAACTGTAAATCCCCAGTACGGTGGGTCTGGTGCAACCATAGTTTATAATATTTCTGATTATCTGACATCAACTGAGTCTCCAGGAATATTTGACGTAGAAAATTCAGCAGGTACAGTAGTACCTGAAAAATATTTCCCAATTTTTAATCCAACTTTAGAAAAATATAAATTTAATAATGGGGAGAAAGTAACTAGCGGTTCTTCCAGTGGTGTTGTCGTAAATTGGAATGAACTTACTGAGGAGTTAAAAATTTCTTCAGTTGATCAATTTGAAATTGATTCTCTAATTGAAGGAGAATCTTCAAAAGCAAAAGGAACTGTTATTTCTGCAGAAGATTTTGATGCCATTTATACAATTGATTCTTCAGCATTAGTTAAAAAGGGATGGATTAATGAAAATGGATTCTTAAATAATTCTTTCCAGGTAATTCCAGATAATAATTATTATCAGAATTTTTCATACTCAATAAAATCTAAAGTTGATTATGAAACTTGGAATGAATCTATTGGCAATTTGAATCATACTTCTGGATTTAAGAAATTTGGAGATTTGATTATTGAATCTGTTGATTCCACTTCTGTTGGCATTTCAACATCTCAAGATAATGGAGATTTTTCAGGTTTAGCTGAATTCATATCCGAGGTTGATTTAAACTGTGTAAATGATTTTGATCTTGCTAGAGAAAGAACTTTAAATATAGATTCTGATTATTATTCGAAAGAAATTATACTTAATTCAGTTTCACTTCAGGATGAATTCCAATCAATAGGTAATAGAGTTCTTTCTATAGATGATATCAGTAATCAATTCTCAAATCTACCATCTGAGCAAAATTATTCTAATGTAGATACATTTAGACTTGCTGATTTTAGGTCGAGAAAGTATATAACATACGTTAGAGATAAGAGATTTACTGGCGTAAGACAAATTTATTTGGTTTCACTGCTACACGACAATCTGGAGGGTTATTTAAATCAATATGCAAGATCAGAAACTTTAAGTGATCTTGGTTCATTTGATTTTTCAATTTTCGGAACCGAAGGGACACTTGAATTTTATCCATTAAACTATTTTTATAATAATTATGATATTAGTGTAATATCATATGGCATAAAAGATACTTCAAGTGGAATAGGAAGCACTGCTTTAGGAAATCTTGTTGATGTTAGATCTTCTACAACTACAGTTTCTGCCGGAACAACAGCACAGACTAATATTGTTGGAATCGGTTCAACATATCTTGCAACTAAGGTTTTAGTCCAGTTTTCTTCAACTAATGGAACTTACTATCAATTTGACGAACTAACACTTTTAAATGATGGTACTGATGTAAGTATTCTTGAATATGGTCGGTTATCTAATGCAAGTAGAGTTGGATATGTTGGTGATGGTATAGGAACTTATTCTGCCTATATTTCTGGTTCGAACATCAATTTAGACTTTACTCCAAATGTTGGTTTAGGGACAACTTATGTTATTAACACTTTGAGAGTTTCTTTTGCAGGTACAGATGTTGGAATAACAACAGGAACAATATCATTTGATACGTCCAATATAATATCAAGTTTTGTTTCTATCTCATCTTCGCCTTCACCATCTCAAACTGGAATTTCTACATATACAAAAGAATATGGAAGTTCTTATTATATTGCAGTTGTAGAAGATACTACAAATAATGAATATCAAATCTCAGAACTTGTAGTTGTCGATGATGAAACTGAAGCATATCTTTCAGAGTTTGGTGTTGTTGAAACTTCTTCGGGTCTTGGAACATTTGGTGTTGGAGTTAGCACCATAAGTGGAACTACTCTGAACTTTACACCAAATCCAGATATATCAGTTAATGTTAAGGTATATCAAAACTCTATGAGAGTTGTAAGTACAGGAAATACTTTTGACTCTTATGGATTTACAAATGCAAGCATAGATTCTGATTATGGTGGGTTTGAGGGTATATTTAATTCTATTAAGAGATCGTTTGATTTATACCATAAACAAACTCCAATTTTTGAAAGAGTTTTTGATGCATCAGATTCAACTTTAGTGGATGTAACTAATAACTATGTAAGAATTCCAAAACACTTCTTTGTAACTGGAGAAGAACTTGTTTATAGTCCTGGAAATGGAAGCCCAATTGGTATTGCGACAACATCTATTGCGGGAATTGGTTTAACAGATCAACTGCCATCTTCCGTATTTGCAATTAAGTTGAACGATTTGAATGTAAGATTTGCTTCTAGTGCAGAAAATGCACTCAAGGCAATTCCAGATCCTTTGATCATTACTTCAGTTGGTGTAGGAACAACTCACTTCTTCACCTCGAAAAAGCAAAATACTAAATGCTTAATTTCTATTGACAACTATATTCAATCCCCAGTTGTTTCTACTTCAACCACAACCGTTTTAGTAAAAGATGCTGCCTTTAATGTGGTGGAATTAAGTTTAGCAGGAATAAGTTCAATTTTTGGCGGTGATTTACTTAAAATAAACAATGAAATTGTAAAAGTTAACACTGTAGGTTATGGTTCAACTAATGTATTTTTGGTTGATAGAGGTTGGATGGGAACAGAACCAGAAACTCACTCTATTGGGTCTACAGTTACAAAAATAACTGGAAATTATAATATTATTGATAACACAATTCATTTTGTAGAAGCACCATATGGCAATTCTCCCATTGGAACAATAACTAATCGCCCAGATGATAGAGATTATACTGGTATTACAACTAGGTCTACATTTAATGGAAGAGTATTCTTGAGATCTGGAGTAGAAGATAGTTCTGAAGAGCCATATAACAAAAATTATATCTTTGATGGATTATCGGAGCAATTTACAGGTATAAACACAGAATTTATCTTAAAGTCTTCTGGTTCAAATGTTACAGGAATTTCTACAGGAGGAATAGTTTTATTAATTAATAACATATTCCAAGAACCACAAAGACTTGGTTCTATTGATATTGTCGGCAATTACAAGATGTATGAGAATGCCGGAATAACAACATTAGGATTTACTGGCAATATTTCTTCTACTGCATATGATGTCAATACATCAAGTGTTCCTAGAGGAGGTGTTATTGTTTCTGTCGCATCAACACAAGGTTTTGGATATCAACCATTAATTTCTGCAGGGGGAACTTCTATTGTTTCTGTTGCAGGAACTATTTCCAATATTAGCGTAGGAAACTCAGGTTCTGGTTATAGATCTCTCGAAAAATATGAGATAATTGCAGAAACTTCAGTTTCAATTGGCTCTGGAAGTACAATAATTCCAATAACCAACGAAAGAGGAGTCCTCAGCAAACTTCAATATTCTTCCTCAAATACAGTGGGAATTAGTTCAATATTACAGAATGTTCCTATTGTTGGATTTGGAAATACCTATATTCTTATTGGTTCTGCAAGTACTGTGAGTGAATCCATAGATTCTGGAACTTCTGTTCTAATAACTTTAGATTCTCCAACTTCCGGATTGGTTGACGTTGGTGTAAAAACTGCAAGTAATGGAATCGTAAACTATGAGTTTATTGGATTTGCAACGGTTTCATCTGGACATATTTCTACAAATATCATCATAACAAATCCAGGTTCTGGTTATACTACTTCAAATCCTCCTGTAGTTGTTTTTGACAATCCACATAGTTACGACAATATTCCTTTAATTTACTCTTCTGGTTATTCTGGTATTGGAACTCAAGCCACTATCAACATTGTTGTAGGTCAAGGTTCGAGTGTGGTTGACTTTGAAATAAGGAACTTGGGGTATGCATACAAAAATTCAGAAGTTTTAACTATTCCTACAGGGGGATTAACGGGAATTCCTACTGACATTTCAAAACCATTTAGAAATTTTGAACTTACTATTGATCAAGTATTTGCAGATCTTTTCTCTGGATGGTCTGTTGGGGATTTCCAAGTTATAGACAAAATTGAAAACTTATTTAATGGTGTTAGAAGGAATTTCCCAATTAAAATTGATGGTGTTCAAACCTCAATTAGAGCGAGAACTGGTTCAAATATAGACATACAATCTGTTTTATTGATATTCATTAATGATATTCTACAAACTCCTGATGAAGGATATACTTTTAGGGGGGGAAGTACATTTACATTCTCAGAACCACCAAAAGAGGGTGATACATGTAAAATATTATTCTATAAAGGAACGGGAGATGTTGATGTTGTCTTTATTGACATACTTGAAACTGTTAAAATTGGAGATGATGTTCGTTTAAACAGTGATGTTTTAAGTCTAAAAGAAGATGATAGATTAGTAACTGACATTGTTGCATCTGATTTAATTCAGACAAATCCATATAATGGATATGGTCTTTCATTGGATGAAACACTATCAAGACCTCTAATATGGTGTAGACAAACTGAAGATAAGATTATTAGTGGTCAGGAAATTGGAAAAAATAGAGAAATTTATGAACCTTCAATTCAACCAACCACAAATATAATTCAAAGTGTTGGAGTTGCAGCAACAGAAATTTTTGTTCAAAGTGTGAAAATATTCTTTGATGATGAGAGAGAAAACATTTCAGATCCAAATAGAGCAAAAATAATCATAACTTCTCAAGATGTTATTGTTGGGGCATCTGCAACTGCTATTGTATCTACTGCTGGTACTATTTCTTCAGTAAATCTATTGAGTGGTGGTTTAGGATTTTCTACAGACCCCACAGTAATTGTAGGAACTCCTATTGGAGTTGGAACGACTGCAACAATTGCAGCATCAGTGACTTCTGGTGTAGTTACTTCTCTTACAATAACAAATCCAGGTTCTGGATATACTACCTCAAACCCACCCCAAATTTTAATAGAATATCCATCATTGAAGTATGAAAAAATTGAAGATGTGTCCTATGAAGGTGATTTTGGAATAATTGTAGGCATTAATACAACGTCAGTTGGTGTTGCTTCAACTGCAATAACATTTGATCTTTTTGTTCCTACGGATTCTTATTTAAGAGATACAAATCTTACTGTTGGAATTGCTACCACCGGAATTAGTGGCATAAAAACTGATTATTATTTCACAGTATTTAATTCAAATATTGGTATGGGAGTGACTTCTTTAGATTCAAGTAACAATATTGTTGGTGTTGGAACTACTTGTTTAGATAATGTTTATCAGGTTGCTTCAGTTTCCATAGCACAAACAAATGTTCCTGGAGTTGGTTTAACAAATGTTTCAAGAGTAACAGTCAGTGTTCTCAACTATAATGGATTATCTGGTATGGGATATAGTAATTTCTATGGAGAATTTAGTTGGGGTAAAATAAATACACCAACAAGAAAAATTCCTCAGAATTTTGATTCTTACAACAAGAGTGGAATATCTGGGTTGTCAACGGGAGCAGTCATTCAAAGAACTAATCCCTTAAGATACATTGGTTACACCACAACTCCTTAACAACACCTATAAATAGATAAAAAACGACAAAAAATGTCTGCGATTATAACTGATCAACTTAGAATATTAAACGCTAAAAATTTTGTAGCGGCGGCGACATCTATTTCTAATAGCTACTATACATTTGTTGGATTACCAAATGCAACAAATTATGATGCAAATTGGGACTCTTTGCCACCAGCACCAAAAGACAATTTTGATCAAGAAAATGATTATTGGGATACAATGATTGCCTTGAAAAAAATTACTAGTGGTGATGTTAGACAGGTAGTTAGAAAAATTACTTGGACATCCGGAACAGTTTATGATATGTACAGACATGATATTAGTAGAACTAGTTTGTCTGTTCCTTCAAACTCTACAAGTTTGTATTCATCAAATTTTTATGTTGTAAACAGTGATTATAGAGTTTATATTTGCCTTTACAATGGGGTTGATCCAGAAAATCCATCAGGAAAACCATCTTTAGATGAGCCCACATTTACCGATTTGGAACCAAGATCTGCAGGAACCAGTGAGGATGGTTATATTTGGAAATATTTGTTTACTATCAAACCAAATGAATTAATAAAGTTTGAATCGACAAATTTTATTCCAGTACCATCAGATTGGGAAACTAATTCAGATTACGCTGCAGTTAGAAATAATGCTTTAAATAGTGGACAAATCAAGATAGTTCAAGTTATTAATAGGGGAGTTGGAGTAGGAACAGCAAATAGAACTTATACTAATGTTCCCATTTATGGAGATGGAGTTGGTGCAGAGTGTACTGTAGTTGTAAATAGTGATTCTAAGGTAGAATCTGCAATTGTAACTAAAGGAGGTTCTGGTTATACGTATGGAACAGTTGATATAGTTTCAGGTAATGTTCCTACAGGAACATCTTCTCCAATATTTAAAGTCATAATTCCCCCACAATCGGGTCATGGTTATGACATTTATAGGGAACTTGGTGCATATAGAGTATTGATATACTCTAGAATAGAAAACGATACTGAAGATCCGGATTTTATAGTTGGTAATCAGATTGCAAGAGTTGGTATTATAGAAAATCCTTTAGCATACGCTTCTGATGATATTCTTGTAAAAAATAAAGCAAGCGTTTTATCATCATTAAAATTAGTTGGTACTGGTTATAGCACTGCAAACTTTATTGCAGACTCAATAATTACTCAAACTGTTGGACTCGGTTCTACTGCAATAGGTAGAGTGATATCTTATGATAAGAATACTGGAGTTTTAAAATATTGGCAAGATAGAACTTTAGTTGGTTTTAACAGCGATGGAAATGCAAATTCAACTCCATTATATGGATTTAATTTGAATCAATTCACTGCTACTCCAGATACTGGAGGTTCTCTCACAATCAATGCTTCTGGTATAAGTGGTTTAGGCATTGATACTTCGTTTAGTGGTGTTTCTACAACAATAAATAATAGAAGATATTATTTGGGACAAACGTTTGTCAATGGAGTTGCTGACCCAGAGGTTCAAAAATACTCTGGCAACATAATCTATGTTGATAACAGACCTTCAATTACAAGATCATCAAATCAAAAAGAAGATATCAAAGTCATTTTGCAGTTCTAAAGAATTATGCCACAGCAAACTAATCTAAATGTATCTCCATACTTTGATGACTTTGACAGAGAAAATCAATATTACAGGGTTCTTTTTAAACCGGGTTATCCTGTTCAAGCTAGAGAGATTACCACTCTGCAATCAATGTTGCAGAGCCAAATTGAGCAGGTAGGAGATCACCTTTTTAAAGAAGGTTCAGTTGTAATTCCAGGAAATATAAATTATATTGATAATTATTATGCAGTAGAACTACAAAATAGTTATCTTGGTGTAGATATTTTAGCATATTTACCATATTTAATTGGAAAGACAATTAGAGGAACTAATAGTGGCATAAGGGCTTCTGTTGTTGGTATTTTACCTTTCTATGATTCTGAGAGAGATAATAACACCATTTATGTAAATTTTTTAAATTCAGATACAGCAACCAATACATATCAAGGATTTTCTGCAAATGAAGTTCTTGTTGTAGAAAGTGGTATCTCAGAACCAAATACATTAGATCCAGAACAATCTACTATTCTTCAACCAAATGAAGGATTTGCAGTAACTATAACCACAAATCCAAATTCAATTGGTTCCGCAGTTAATCTTTCTGAAGGTGTTTATTATCTCAGAGGTCATTTTGTAACTGTAGAAGAACAAACAATTCTCCTGGATCAATATAACAACAATCCAAGTTATAGAGTTGGTTTGAATGTATTTGAATCTATAGAAACTCCAGATGATAATATTGATTTAAATGACAATGCACAGGGTTTTTCCAACTATGCGGCACCGGGTGCAGATAGATTTGTTATTGAAGCAATATTAGCAAAAATACCTTTAAATGATCCAAATCCAGTAGCAACTCCAAACTTTGTACAACTTCTTGAAGTTAGAAACGGAATTTTACAAAGACAAATTAATAATCCAGATTATAACATAATTGAAAAAGAATTAGCAAGAAGAACTTATGATGAATCTGGAAATTATTATGTAAAATCCCCATCAATATCAGTAAAAGAAACTTTAGATGATTTGAAGGGTAATGGTGGAATTTTTAGGGAAAATCAATTAACTTATAATAATAATAAAGCAACTGACGATTTAGCAACATATGTAATTTCTCCACTAAAAGCTTTTGTGAGTGGTTTTGAAATTGATGTTGTAGGCACTACATATCTTGATTTCGAAAAACCAAGAACAACTAAATTACTTACTGACCAGAGTGTAAATTATGTTACAGGACCAACATATACTCTCAATAGAGTTTATGGTTCACCTTCGCTAGGTATCTCGACTTCATATACTTTAAGTTTAAGAAATTCTAGAGTTGGTTCTAACCAACTCAGCGCTACTGGAAAGGAGATTGGTCTAGCAAGAGTATATGATTTTGCATTAGAATCTGGTTCATATAATACGTCAACTCCAGATGCAAATGAATGGGATATTGCGTTATATGATATTCAGACATATACAGAAATTTCTTTAAATGAACCAATAACTTTAACTGCACCTACTCACATTAAGGGTAAGTCAAGTGGTGCTGTTGGATTTTTGAGATATAATGCATCAAATTCCGGTATTATCACAGCATATAACACAAAGGGTAATTTTGTTATTGGTGAAAAGTTTATTTTTGATGGAATCGAAAATACTAGAGTTTCGACTGCTATAACTGCATATTCCACAAATGATGTCAAATCTTTATATGGAATAGTTGGAAGTGCATCAACCTTTACTGCAGATGTTAAACAATCTCCTCTTGTTAATATTGGACAAGTTGAAATTACCGCAAATGGTGGTGGAATAAGCACCGTAACTTCTTCTGATTTCATTTTTTCGGGAATTGCAACTGCAGGAAACATAGTTGCATTTTCAAATCCCGGTCTTTCTGTTATTAGTTTTGCAAAAATAGAAACAGTATCTCAAAGTTCTTTAACTATTTCTGGCATAACAACAGTTTCTGGTGTGTGTGATGGTGCTCTTCCATCTTCTACCATTAATCCAAGTGATTTTAGAATTTTATTCTCCAATTTCCAGTCTTCTACAGACAACACTTTATATACAACATTACCCAAGAGAAATGTTGCATCAGTTGACTTAACAGACTCATCCTTAACTATTAGAAAGCAGTATGCCGTAACAATTTCAAACAATGCTACAAATACTATTCTTGCAGAGTCTGACGAAACATTCTTATCTTTTGATGAAGAAAGATATGTTCTCATAACAGATAATGGCGTTACCGAAAGTTTAAGTGCAGACAAGTTAGTTTTTTCAAATGGTGGCAGAGAAATAACCGTTTATGGACTTAGCACTGCTTCTGGTACAGGAAAATTAATTGCAACATTAAGAAAAATTGACATTGACTCAAAAATTAAGAGAAAAAATAGAGTTCAATCAATCATAGTAGATAAATCAAAATATGCATATTCTGGAACTGGGTCAACATCAAATAACGATGGATTAGTCTATGGAACTTATCCTTATGGAACAAGAGTTCAAGATGAGGAGATTTGTTTACTACAACCGGATGTAACAGTTTTATATGGAATTTATGAATCTAACGATACATCCAATCCAGAACTTCCAAATCTAACTCTAACAACAATTAATGGACCAACATCAAAAACTGATGATCTATTGATTGGAGAAGAATTTGTTGGTTCTATAAGTGGTGCTGTAGGTTTGTATGCAGAAAAATTAAATTCGCTACAGATATCATATGTTTCAAGAAACTCAAGCAGATTCCAAGTAAATGAAACTATAACATTTAAAGAGTCTGGGATTACTGCAACAATCACTTCTCTTGATGCTGGTGATAATAATATTACGTCTAATTATACATTTGATAATGGTCAAAGAGAAACAATATATGATTATTCAAGAATTATTAGAAAATCTTCATCAAAAGAACCAACAAGAAAAGTAAAAATAGTCTTTGAATCTGCAGGATTCTCTTCTTCAGATACTGGAGATTTAACAACTGCTAGTTCATATGAACAATTTGATTATTGTGATATTCCAACTATTAATGGCATTAGAAATACTGATATTATTGATATTAGACCAAGAGTTTCTGGATTTACAGTAACAACATCTTCACTATCGCCATTTGAATTTGGTGCAAGAAACTTTACTGAAAGTGGAAATTCTGCATCAAGTATCCTTGCATCTGATGAATCGATTCTATTTGATTATTCATATTATTTACCAAGAATAGATAAAATTTATCTAACGAAAGATGGTGTTTTCCAGTTAAACAAAGGAGAACCAGCAGATAACCCACAACCACCAATTGATATTGAAGATGCTCTAGACATTGCAACAATTACATTACCAGCGTACCTTTGCGACGTAAATGAGGCAAGTCTAAATCTTGCAGAGCATAAGAGATATCGAATGAAGGATATTTCTTCTCTTGAAACGAGAATTAAAAATCTAGAATATTACACCTCCCTCTCTCTTTTAGAAACAGATACGTCAAATCTTTTCATCAGAGATGTAAATGGACTTAATAGATTTAAATCTGGTTTCTTTGTTGATGATTTTTCAACAACAACTGCACAAAAGAAAGTAACTATTGTAAAAAATAGCATTGATGTAATTAATTCAGAGTTACGACCCGCACCATATACAACTCAAGTTGATTTGATTTTAGGTTCAAATTCTCTTATTGGTTTGGGTGGAACTAATACCAATGCAGATCCAAACTTTGTAAGTGATTTAATTGGCACTAATGTCAAAAAAACTGGTGGGGTTATTACTCTAGATTACTACGAAGTTGAGGAAATTAATCAACCATATGCAACGAGAGTTGAATCGGTTGCTCCATATCGTGTTGGATATTATGGTGGAACAATCAATCTAACACCATCTTCCGACATTTGGGTTGATGTTGTTAGATTGTCAGCAAATAGCACAGAAGTTGCTACAAATTACATCCAATCTGAATCACAAATTGTTGCATCAGAACTTGATAGTCAAACTGGTTTTGGTCCAGTCACTTGGGGTTCTTGGGAGACTGTTTGGACCGGATCCACAAAAGCCGTAGATACTAGAACCGTTAATGTTGGTTATTATATTGTTAAGGAAGATTTAGAAACAGTAACTAAAACCGGAACCAGCACAAGAACTGGTGTTAGAAAGATTACTAAAGAAGAACTTAAAAATGTATCACTTGGAGATACTGTACTAAGTACTGAGATTAGTTCTTATATGAGGTCTAGAAATGTTGAATTCGTTTCTAGAAGATTGAAACCTTTTACAAGAGTTTATACATTCTTTAATGGAGTAAATGTTAATAAATTTGTAACTCCAAAATTACTTGAAATTACGATGGTTTCTGGATCTTTCCAAGTTGGCGAAACTGTTAGAGGTATTATTGAGTCCTCAGTTTCTTCCGGTTCTGCAAGTTTAACTCTTGCTCCAGTTAAACCTGACCCAGAAATAACTTTTAGAGTTGCTTCTTCAAATCATAAGTATGGTCCATATGATGCACCAACCGAAGTCTTTACAGCAAACCCATATAATTCGACACAACCAGTACCAGCAGATTACTCTTCAACTTCCACAATACTTAATGTAGACACTTTTAGCATATCTCAACAAGCTCAAGGAGACTTCTTTGGATATGTTCAAACTGGAATGAAACTAAGAGGTCAAACAAGCGGTGCAGAGGCAGTTGTATCTGATATCAGACTAGTTACTGATACGATTGGAGTTCTAATTGGTTCTTTCTACATTCCAAATCCCAATGTCTTTGGAAATCCAAGATTTGAAACTGGATCAAAACTATTCAGAATCACGAGTAGTGCTTCCAATTCTTCCATTGATGCAGTGACAACTAGTGCCGAAGAGAAATTCTTCTCTGAAGGTAAGATTAATAGAGTTCAAGAAAATATTCTTTCTGTCAGAACTGTAAGAACAGAAACTCAAACAATAACAGAAAGTAGAGCAGAGAGTCTCACTGGTCCTACTGCAGTTGTTGCTACTACAATCGTTGGTAATACTTTACCACCATACGTACCACCCGCACCTCCTGTTGTACCAGCAGAACCACCAGCAGCAATTGATTATTTGAGCGAACCAGCACCACCATCATACTCGCCAGTTCAAGAAACTCCATTTGGTGGAGGTTATGGAGGAGGAGAAGGTCCATTTAATGGTGGATATACTCCAAATCCACAACCACCTGGAGGTGGTGAGGGCCCAGACCCCGGACCCGGACCCGGAGGAGGAGAACCACAACCACCAAAAGCAACTAGAGGAAAAGCAGGTATTGAATTCCTCAATCTCAGTATCACAAGTGTAAATGGAAAAGCACAAACAATTGGACAACCTGGAAAGAAAACAGAAAAATTCTCTGTACCATTGCAAACAGTTAATGGAAAAACTTTCTCCCAGTTAAAAAATAATAAGGGAGCAGCAGCTGCTAGAAAAATCTTTAAAGATGCAGGACTTAAAGTTACTACTACTGATAAATCTTATGCAACACAACAAAAGGCAGTTGGTTTTAAAACAACCAAAAATCCCAAGTCAGCATTACCTAAGTCAAATGCACCTATTGGAGGTGCTGTAGCAAAACAATTAAAGCAAGATAGAATAGTAAAACCACAAACAACAAGAAACTCTGGGGGTCTGGTAAGTATAGTACCAAAAACTATTAATAATGTTCCAGCAAATAAAGGTCAAAATAACAAAAACAAGAATAAGAGATGATAGTGAATGATAAATATATTATACTGGGTCAATTTAAAAGTAAGGTAACAGAATAAAATGAAAATAGTAGATCCTTTGGCACAATCTTTTTATGTTGAACCGGATAGTGGAATTTTTGCCACTTCGGTTGATTTATATTTTTATTCAAGAGATCCAGAACTTCCAGTAACTATACAACTAAGACCAATGCAACTTGGTCTTCCAACAAATGAGGTGTATCCTTTCAGTGAAGTAGTAATTGACCCAAAGAATGTACAAATTTCAGATGATGCGTCCCTACCTACTAGAGTTACGTTTGAATCTCCAGTTTATCTTGCAGGTAAGCAGTTTCATGCATTAACTATTTTATCAAACTCAAGTGTTTACAATGTATGGATTTCTAGATTAACTGAAATTGATGTCAGTACGAATAATCTTGCAGAAGAAGAGCAAGTTCTTGTCTCAAAGCAACCTTTAAGTGGTTCATTATTTAAATCACAAAATGGTTCAACTTGGAATCCAAGTCAGTTTGAAGATCTAAAGTTTAAATTAAATAGAGCAAATTTTGTTGGTGCGGGTAATATAAATTTCTATAATCCAAATTTAAGCGTTGGTAATAATCAAGTAGCGACATTAGTAAAAGACTCTTTGGAAGTTACTTCTAAAAAAATTAAAGTTGGAATTGGTACTACAATCGCAAATTCTGTGCTGCCAACATTAGGAAATACTATTATCCAACAAAATAGTAATGCTACGGGTAATTTTGTTGGATATGCAGGGTCGGCATTTGGTGATTTGGGATTAATCAATTCTGGAATTGGTTATACCCCATCTTCCGGAACTTTTGTGTTCAACAATGTTTCATTGGACACTATTACCGGAAGTGGTAGAGATGCAAGAGCAAACATCACCATAACAAATGGTGTCGCTGTTGCTGCAACAATCTCAAATGGAGGAACTGGGTATTCCTCTGGAGATGTTTTGGGAATAACGACAATAGGAACACAAAATCTTGGAAGAAATTTAAGACTATCTGTTTCTGAAATTTCCGGAGTTAACGAATTAATAATTGATCAAGTACAAGGAGAATATGTAACTGGAGTTGGTAATACACTAAGATATATTAACAATGCCGGAGTTTCAACTGATTTAAATGGAACGGGAGGAAATGTGATTGTTCCAGTGGATGGAATAGAAACAATTAATGATGGTTTACACATCAAAGTGTATCATAAAAATCATGGAATGAATTCTCCTCAGAATTCAGTTAGAATAAGTAATGCTATTTCTGATTTGAAACCAACAAAACTATTTTCAAATTATGCAGCGGATTCAACGGATGATATTCAAATAGAAAGCGTATCGATTGCAAATTTCGATACTTTTGAAAATGTTTCTGTTGCATCAACTAATCCCGGATACATTCGTATTGATGATGAAATTATTTCTTATACTGGCGTTAATACTTCAGTATCTCCACCAACATTGACTGGAATTACAAGAGCAGTGGATCAGACAAAATCGTTCAGTTATACTGCAGGAACACTTGTCTATAAGTACGAATTAGCATCAGTATCCCTACGCAGAATCAATAAAACTCACTCTTTAGAGGACGTAACAGTATCAGAACCATATGATTTGGATTATTATCACGTTAAACTTGATATGAGTGATCAAAGTTCTACAATGACAAATAGAACACTATCTACTGGACATCCTAAATTATTCATTGGAGAAACAAAATCAACTGGAGGTCCTGCAATTAATGCTACTCAAAATATACCATTCGAAATTGTAAAACCAATAGTCCAAACAATGTCTTTAAGAGGAACTAATGTTAGTGCTTCTTTAAGGACTGTTAGTGGCAGCAGTGTTGATGGCAATGAAATCCCATTTATTGACCAAGGATTTGAGCAAATAAATCTAAATGCAACGAATTATTTTTCATCTCCAAGAGTGGTTGCGTCAAAAGTTAACGAAGATTCAAAAACAACTAACTTGCCAGCAAATAAATCATTGACTTTGAATCTAAACTTATCTACAGCAAATGCATATGTTTCTCCTGTAGTTGATTTGGACCGTGTTGGAATGATATTTACGTCAAATAGAGTTAATAATGCTATATCAAATTATGCTACAGATGAAAGAGTTTCTACTCTAAAAGATGATCCATCATCCTTTGTTTATGCCACTAAACCAATTTCTCTAGAAACACCAGCATCTTCTATAAAAGTTATTCTAAGTGCATATATCAATACTCAGAATGATATTAGATGTCTATATGCTATTACAGACGATCCAACATCCGACTTAATTTACTATCCATTCCCAGGATATACGAATCTAACTTCAAATGGAGATATTATTAGTCTGTCTGATAGTAATGGATTGCCTGATAAAATGGTCTCTAAAACCGATGTTATTGGATTTGATAGTGATGTTCTTGATTATAGAGAGTATGAATTTACTATCGATAATTTACCTGCCTTTAGATATTTTGGAATAAAACTAATAGGAACTTCAACAAATCAAGCGTATCCACCAAGATTTAAAGATTTAAGAGTGATTGCATTGGCATAATCATCATGAATTACTCTAAAGTTACTGGCCATTCTAATTTGATTAGAGATGAAGAGACCAAAGCAATCATTAATACAAACATGTCAGACTACAACAATTACATTATGCAAAAAAGAGCAAAAGAGAAAGAATCCCAAAAGATCCATTCAATTGAGAAAGAAGTTGCTAATATGAGAGAGGACCTAGATGAAATTAAAAATCTTTTGAGGAAAATAGCAAATGAAACCTGAAGATGTAGAACTAGAAGATTTGAGCAAAAACTTTGAATACTTCAAAATTTCTTCTGAAATAGATAATATAAAAGATATTGAGGAAGCAAAAACAATTGCAAAATGTTATTTTAAACTTTATCTAAAACAGCAAGAAGTTATTTCAAAATTCTAATGGCAAACCACACAATCACTTTTGACCCAGATGCAAGAGTTTCTTACGGTGTTAATTTAGTTATCAATACTGGTTCGGAATTCAAAGATAACTTTACAGTGTTAACTACTTCAGGAAGTGCTTTCAATTTTAGTGGATGGACCGGTTCTTCCCAAATGGCAAAAAGCGTGTCCATCGGTTCATCAATGTACGCCGTGGCAACTTTTAATGTTGGGTTTACAACGGATGCTGCAGGTAAATTTAACATATCATTAAATAGATCATCAACTAGAGCATTAAAAGAGGGTAGATATGTTTATGATATTTTGGTAAGTTCTGGAAGTACAACATATCGAATAGTTGAAGGAAATATCTTAGTAAAAGCAGGAATATCATCTGATCCATAAATACTTAAAAAAGTAGAAATAAATGGCCCAACCATCTACCAGACAAGAGTTGATAGACTATTGTAAAAGAAAACTAGGTGCTCCTGTTCTAGAGATTAACGTAGCAGATGAGCAGATAGAAGATTTGGTGGATGATGCTATTCAATTTTTCCAAGAAAGACATTTCGATGGAGTATATCCAACGTTCTTCAAGTACAAATTAAATCAGAACGATATTGATAGAGGAAGAGCAAGGGGAGGAAGTGGTCCAATAGTTGGAATAACAACAACCAGCGTCTCTACAACTATTGCTGGTATTTCCACTACTTTCAATTATGAAGAAAATGGCAATTATTTGCAAATGCCACCTTCTGTAATTGGTGTCAATAAGATTTTCCTTTTTGATGGAGCAAATACAATCACCCACAATATGTTTAGTGTTAAATATCAATTGTTCCTAAATGATATTTACTATTGGGGTTCTACTGAATTGCTGACATATGCTATGGTAAAAACCTATTTGGAAGATTTGGATTTTCTTCTCAATACACAGAAACAAATAAGATTTAACAAAAGACAAGATAGATTATATTTGGATATTGATTGGGCATCAGTCACTGACGGACAATATATTGTAATAGATTGCTATTCAACATTAGACCCGAATGATTATAGTAGAGTTTGGAATGATTCATTTATAAAACCATATTTAACCTCTTTAATTAAAAGGCAATGGGGTCAAAATATGATGAAATTCACGGGTGTCAAACTTCCTGGTGGAGTTGAACTTAATGGAAGACAAATGTATGATGATGCACAAAGAGAAATTGATATGTTGATGGAAAGAATGTCAAACACATATGAACTTCCACCTTTAGATATGATAGGATGATATTATGCTTAATCCATTTTTCCAACAAGGTTCTTCTGCGGAACAAAGTTTAATACAGGATTTAATTAATGAACAACTTAGAATGTATGGTATTGAAATATATTATATTCCAAGAAAGTATCTATCTAAAAAAACAGTAATAAAAGAAGTAATACAATCAAAATTTGATACCGCATATCCAATAGAAGCATATGTGGATAGTTACGAAGGATATGGTGGAAATGGCACATTACTGTCTAAGTTTGGAATTCAAGAACTAGACGATTTAACACTGATAATATCAAAAGAAAGATTTGAAACTTATATTTCACCTTTAATTAAAAATTTACCAAATATAGAATTATCTACCAGACCAAAAGAAGGAGATTTGATATATTTTCCTCTTGGAGATAGATTATTTGAAATAAAATATGTAGAACATGAAAAACCTTTTTATCAACTTCAAAAAAATTATGTTTATGAATTGAGATGCGAATTATTCAGATATGAAGATGAAGACATTGATACTGGAGTTGGTGATATTGATGATAATATTATTAATGAAGGATACATTCAAACATTAACTCTTGTTGGTGTTGGACAAACTGCAACAGCAATTACTTCTATTGTTAATGGTGGCATAAGATATGTCAGAATTACCAATAGAGGAAGTGGATACACGTCTACGCCAAGAGTTGCAATATCATCTGCACCCTCTGGTGGTATTACTGCTACTGGCATAGCAACAATGATTAGTGGACTAGTTGATTGTGTTGGAATAAAATCAGCAAGGGTTCAGGGAGTAGAATTAACAAATCCTGGTTCGGGATATACCACTGCACCTAATGTGGTTTTTATTGGTGGTGGTGGTTCTGGTGCAGCTGCAACTACTGTTATAGGTGATGGGTTAGTTGGCATAATAACTATAACAAGTGGTGGATCTGGTTATACGACTTCCCCAAATGTTATTTTTAGTTCGCCAGGGATAGGAACAACTGCAATTGGATATGCAGTTGTGGGTGCATCTGGTTCAATAACTCAAATAAGAATTTTAGATGCAGGTATTGGTTACACCAGCGTACCTACAATAACGATAGAATCTCCATATACTTCCGGTTCAGGAACTTTTAAATTTAATGAAACTGTTATAGGTTCTATAAGTGGTTCTACTGCTAAAGTTAAATCCTGGAATAGTGTTACAAATGAATTAAAGATATCGATAATTTCGGGAACTTTCACTTCCGGAGAGTTAGTAGTTGGACAAGAAAGTGGTGCATCATATAAACTAAGACTGTTAAATACCAATAATGTAGTTGATCCATATGCTGATAATGACACTATAGAAGATATTGCTGGTACTATCATTGACTTTAGTGAAACAAATCCATTCGGAATGCCATAAATATAATTTATTATAACAATTTATAATATTATAAAAGGATATTAAAATGTTTGAATACTTTTACCACGAGATATTAAGAAGAACCGTAGTTTCTTTCGGTTCTTTGTTTAATAATATCACTATTAAGCACAATGATAATAACGGCAATGTAACAAGTGCGGTAAAAGTTCCACTTGCATATGGACCAACTCAAAAATTTCTTGCAAGATTAGAACAATCTCCAAATCTCAACAAACCAGTACAAATGACATTACCAAGAATGTCTTTTGAATTGGTTGGTTTATCCTATGATCCTGCAAGAAAGTCAACCACTAC